CAATAAAATGACTAGCCGGCATGTCACTCGTATATGCAGTGGCGCCAGATTTTTTAATTCAAGGGTCTCGCTGCATTATGCAGTCATATTTATTTTTCCACTGCATCCGTTACTGTGCTATATAACTGGCATATAACACCACACCATATATGCAGTCACGTAGTGTACATGATTGGAATATAGTGTATGCTGTAATATCTTATCATATATACCACATATGTAGCTGCATATATGCAGTCATATTATATTATATCTACATATAATATATTACATTGCGATACATATCGGAATAATACATTATCACATCATATATGCAGTGTATATTTTTATTTTTGAGATATTTATTCAGCTCGAAGCACGCACCGGGGCCCCGGGCCCAGCCCGAAGGGCTGGTATTATTCGCAGCAATATCTACAATATAATGATATTATTTTTCTACATACCATGTCACAATTGCATATCTAAAATATTATTTTGAGAACCTACAAAATTCCCTAAATATCCATATTTTTTGTATTCACAAAACATATCACAAGTTACAGAAGTGTATTTACAAAATAATTTATCACTACATTTATCGTAATAAATTATTTTATTTAGCTATATTATATTATGCCAAGACATAAATACAATTACGCTTATTATTCAAAGTACTCTGATTACTCGTCTGATTACTCAGATTCATCTGATTGCGAATCTCGTTCTTCATCTAAACGCGATTCACATGAACGTGTAAAATATTGCTGCGATAAATGCGAGAACAAAAAGAAAAAAGAAAATTGTTCTCATAAATGCAACAAATGTTGTAAACCAGAAAAATACTATAAATATGATAAGTGCGAGAAATGCGAGAAATGCGAGAAGTGCGAGAAATCTGATAAATGTAAGAAATGCGAGCCAAAAGAAAAACCATGCAAACCTGAAAAATGTACCAAATGTGATCCTTGCGATAAAGATGGTCAAACGATTGTTATGATTATCAATCCTCGGTAATACAATTGTACTTTTTTAATTACAATATACATAGTACACTGCATTTATCATGTGTTGATTTAGGAATTAATTATTTATTTGCTATTTTTTATAATAAATAATTATTGTATAGACATATTCAGTATGCCAAAAAACGAATGTTGCGACTCCGATAACGAATGTTCTGACAGAAAGTGTGAAAATTATTCTAAAAACACAAAATGTAATCGAAGTAAAAAAAATAATAGTTGTCATCGTCATCCTAAAAATTCAATGAAATCTTGTAGAGACGGTAAAGACGGTAAAGATGGCAAAGATGGTAGAAATGGATTAGATGGAATAGATGGTAAAGATGGCGAAAATGGCAAAGATGGTAAAAGTGGACGTGACGGTAAAGACGGCCGCGACGGTAAAGACGGTGAAGATGGTAAAGACGGCGAAGATGGTCGTGATGGACGTGACGGCAAAGATGGCAAAGACGGTAAAAATGGAGAAAATGGTAAAGATGGAGAAGATGGACGTGACGGTAGAAACGGTAAAGATGGTAGAGATGGTAAAGACGGCGAAGATGGTAAAGATGGTAAAGATGGAGAAGATGGAGAAGATGGTAGAGATGGTAAAGATGGATGTGATGGTAGAGACGGTAAAGATGGTAAAGACGGAGAAGACGGAGAAGATGGCAGACACGGTAAAGATGGATGTGATGGTAGAGACGGGAAAGATGGTTGCGATGGGAGAGATGGTTGTGACGGTGACGTCGGGCCAACTGGTCCGATTGGGCCTCATGGATGTAAAGGTGAAAAAGGACCTACTGGCGAAAAAGGCCCAACAGGTTCACAAGGACATACTGGTAGTCAAGGTCCCATCGGTATACAAGGACCTACCGGTGTTCAAGGTCCCATCGGCCAACAAGGCCCATCAGGTTCACAAGGTCCCATCGGCGAACAAGGCCCATCAGGTTCACAAGGTCCCACTGGTGGTGAAGGACCTACCGGTGGTCAAGGTCCCGTCGGTGAACAAGGACCTACCGGTGAACAGGGCCCATCAGGTTCACAAGGCCCCACCGGGCCAGTTGGTCAAAATGCAGCAATATCATCTATTTTCGTATGGAGTGACCTTTCCCAAAATAATGTAAATGTCTCTAAATTTCAATATGTTTATTTTGAAAATTCACCAATTGGACCTGCTGGTGCAGGATGGAGTACATTTACAGACCCAAGTTTTGCATATCCAACTGCATTTATAGTTCCAGTTAGTGGATTTTATTTGTTGACCTATAAATTAGATGTTAGATCTGGTGGAGGAAGTTTACCTATTTCATCAACCGATGGAGCTACCGTATTAACCAGAAATGGTAATGAAATTCCAGGATCATCTACACTTGTTGAGGCACCAGAATCAAATCATATTTATACAATATCAAATACTGTTCTCGTTGACCTTTCATTAAATGATAAAATTTCTTTGTTGTTTTGGTCAGGTGACGCAGGAAGTCGTATAGGCGACCCTTCCAATTTAAAAGGACTATTGCCCAATGGAAATCAAGTAAAAGAAGCAACAGCTTCTATCGTATTTACAAAAATTACATAAAATATATTTGTATATAATAATCAATCATCAAAACTGGCATCATCATCATCATCACTATCATATTCATATTCACAATTACATATTATTTTTCTTGAAATATAATCTGGTGCATATACTTCGTCATAATTACCACAACTAAGACAATTGACTCCCTGAAACTGACATTTAACACTGTCCTCGTCGGTATCAACAAAGAATATCCAATATCTTTCATCACTATAAAATTCAGATGGATTCGCCCCTGAAACAACATTATTTCTGAATATATCATTTATTACTTCTTTTTTATGACGAATAAATTGAATCGTTTCCCACGATTTTATATCATAAAAACAATAACTTTTTATGACATCAAATAATTCACTTGGTAAGTCCAATCGGTTTATTGCGCACTGTTTTATCACTGAATTCATTGTTTTATCTGAAATAAATAAAACAATGAATATAAAAAAGTATTTCAATTTTATGATGGCATAAATATAAAATTTTTTCAATTTTATGAAAATATACTTTGTTTTGTATAATATATAAAATTTATATATTGTTTTAATATATATTAAAAAATGATAAAATTTTATTATTTTTATACACCTGATTATGAGTTCTGGAATAATCATTTATCAAATACATTATCCGGTGTTTTTGATGTACATCCATTAAAACAAGACCACATTAAATTATCAAATGTAAGTCATCATTTTTTGAATATTACTTTGAAAATACAACTTGTAATTGATTGTATTAAGAAAAATATGAATAATTACATACTTTTTACTGATGCAACTATTTTTATAAATAAAAATAACGTAATTCTTTTGGAAGATTTTATTCAAAAAAAAATAGAAACAAATAAAGATATGTTTTTCGTTTATTTGGCACAAGACCCTATAAATATTGGTGTAATATTATTAAAATGTGATGAAAAAGTATTAACATTTTGGGACACTGTTTTGCAAAGAATGAATGATACTATGCAACAAGGATGTGATGTATGGGACCAAGGGGTTGTAAATGATTTATTAATTGGTCAAAAATATCCACTCGATTATGATTTTTTTGATTCAGATAAAGTATGGTCAGGTGGGATAATGCCGAAAGAAAATTGTAATAATTTTTTTATATATAAAACAACAGTAGACCCAAAATCAAATAGACATTTAGTTAGATTAACATATTTGCGTGATTTAGGATTGATAACTGAAGAAGAATATAATTTTTGGAAAAATTAAAAATATTTATAAAAATTACAGAAAATTGAAATACTATTTTATTATAATACTTATAATAAATTACTTATTAATCAATAATATACAATGGCTTTATTTATGACTCTTCCTTCTCATGCAGTTGATATTAATGCAAAAATAAATCAATTATCAAAAAAACAAGACTATATTATTACTGAACAAGCAATTGATAAGGAAACTGGTGAATTATTCAATTGGTGTGCAGTATTTGATGGTCATGGTAGTCATGATTGTATTAATTTTATACGCAATATACCTATGCAAATTATGACCGATTTTATTGTTAGTGAACATCCTATTGAAAATCTTGCAAAATATATTAATGATAATCTTAAATTACAAGTTAGTTCTGGCTCTACTATGTGTTTAATAAAAATTTATCAAAATCGTATTGTCTGTATTAATTGCGGTGATTCACAAGCCGCTGTTTATAAAAATGGAAAACTGGAATTTATTACAGAAGAACACTCTTTCAAAAATGAAAAAGAAAAGATTAGATTGAGTAATAATGTCACTTATATTCCGTCTTCTGATATTGCAATTATTGATGAAACCACGTTAATCAGTTGTTATAGCGAATATATTGAATGGAATGAATATTATACAAAATTAGCATGTTCGCAATCATTAGGTCACAATGGTGTTACTGGATGTGTTCCCGATACAGTTGTTATACCCATTACACCTGGCGATAGATTCAAAGTTATTATTGGAAGCGATGGACTTTGGGATATGATTATCAAAGAAAATGAAAAAGATATGTTACAACTTTGGGGAATGGACGCCGATGCTATTATGAAACAAACTACTGACCGCTGGTTGCAACCTTGGAATATGGTAGATGTTCTAAATCATCGTGATACTGTACGTTATGCACAATATCAACCTCATCAATGTGACGATATTGCTGTCGTCGTCGCCGATATTGTACCCATTATTTATTAGATAGATTTTATATGACTTGTAATATGTAACTAAATTTTGTTTTTCATTTTGGACATTTTTACACCTTTTCTCATTCAAAACGCCCATATCATAATAAAAAATTGATTTATTATTATGATAGAAATCTATATTCAAACAAATATCAAAAATGAAACAACCAGAACCTTTATACAAATTATTAGATTGGATACATACAAATAAAATTGATTGGGTTAATTTATCAAAAAATTCAAATCCAAATGTTATTTCTTTTTTAGAAAAAAATCCTGATAAAATTGATAGGTTTTATTTATCAGGAAATCAAAATGCTATACCTTTGTTAAAAAAATATCCAGATAAAATTGATTGGTGGGGACTGTCACAAAATCCAAATCCAAAAGCTATACCTTTATTAGAAGCAAACCAAGATAAAATTGACTGGAACTGGTTATTAAGAAATCCAAACGCTATACCTTTAATAGAAAAAATTTTGGATAAAATTAATTTCAATATTTTAGCCTAAAATACATCTATGTGTATGTAAATATACTGCATAATTTTTTTACATACTTTTTTTTCGAAAAAGGAAAATGGAAATATTTGGAAATATTTGGAAATAAAAAAAACCCCAAAAAAACATAATTGTAATAACCACAATATTTTTATTACCATTATTCATATAGTTTTATTTATATTCATTATGTAAAATGACTGCATGGAATATTTGGAAATAAAAATACCCAAAAAAAACATAAAAAACCCAAATTGTATATGGTAGTGTGTATGCATATTCATTATGTAAAATGACTGCATGGAAATATTTAGAAATAAAAAAACCTAAAAAAAACCTAAAAAAAACCTAAAAAAAACCTAAAAAAAACCTAAAAAAAACCTAAAAACCTAAAAAAAACCTAAAAAAAACATAAAAAAAACATAAAAACTCAAATTGTATATGGTAACGTGTATGCATATTTTTTACAAAAATGAACTGCATTATTTTTCATAATTATTTTTTACATAATATTATTAATAATAAAATGACTCATAATATCATGATAAAAATATTTATATGTGTATGTAAATATACTGCATAAATTCCAAAAATTGGATCCCAAAAAAAAGGTCGATCTAGATTCGTTGGCGGTTTTTCATTTTGGACATTTTTGAAAAATAGAAAAATGTCCATTTTACAAAAACGGCTCTCAAAATTTGCCAAAAAACGTGCATAAATCATAATGCAGCGAATTCTATTTTTTATTACACCTTTGCACATTTAAAACGCCGATTTTCTTAAAAGTTTTTTATTTTATTTCCTGAATATAATAAAAAATTGATTTAGTTTTTCATTAATATATTATTACATAACTTATATGAACTTTATCAAAATGAACTCCACTAACGGATATATTTATGTTAGAAATCATCCATCGTATGATGTTGATGATGCGTGTAAAATGGGTAAAGCAAATAACATTCCTGAAAGGGATACACAATATGCTACTGGTGAGATAAAGAGAGGATATTTTGAAGCGGTGTTTGAAGTTCCTATTGAAAAAATGGGAATTGTTGAACGCTTATTACAAAATGAGTTTCGCGAATTAAATGTTAAGTATGATGCTGGAACTGAATTTTACAATAAAAAAATTATTACTCTTATTGAACCTTATTTAATCACGCTTGGCATTAAGTATAAAAAATTAACCAAACAAGAAATTAGTGATTTAGTAAGATGCAACAGAGTAAAAAAAACTATGAAAAAAATAAATATTCAATCATTAATCCATATACTAAAATCCAAGAGAACAAATAAACATATTATTTCCTACATACCGAGAAACGACCAAACTATTATTATTGAAAAGTCAGTTATACATTTTAAACAATACGATAAAGGGATGCTTGTATTAATGTGTGGAGTAGGAAAAACTCTAATTTCATTATGGATTACACAAGAACTAAACTCAAATACTATTCTTATTGGCGTTCCTAATAAATTATTATTGAAACAATGGGAAGAAGTTATTTGTGTTTTGTTTCAAAATATTCCATATTTAATTGTTTCAGGTGGTGTAGATATTGAAAATATAATGAGATTTTTAGAAAATAATCAAAAAAGATGTATTGTAATAACTACATATTCATCGGCACACAAAGTATATACTGCAACACAATATACAAGGTTTGTATTTGGTATGAAATTATTAGATGAAGTTCATCATTTAACAACAAGCAATATGCGATTAGCACATACTACAAAAAAATATATTCAAATGTTAAACATTCCATCTGTAAAACAATTATCATTAACTGCTACACTTAAACAATTAGAAAGTATGTGCGATGATGGTATGGTAGTTTCAAATGATAATGTTGAATATTTTGGAGAAATAATTGATAGAAAATGTTTGCTATGGGCGATTAATGAAAATATTATTTGTGATTATGTTATTCAAACCATTATTACAAATGAAGAACAATTAGAACAACAATTATCAAGATTTCATATTATAGAAGAAAATGATAAGAGGTTGTTTTTGAGTGCGTTTGCATCGTTGAAAAGCATATTTGACGGACATTCACATCATTTATTAATATATTCAAATAACAAGGATAATTCGTTGAAATTAATTCAATATATAAAAATGCTGATAGACGATAATTACTTTGATATACCTGATTTGTATTATTCAAATTATCATAGTGAAATGAAATCAAAAGACCAAAAAGAAATAATTAATAATTTTGAAAAAGCGAAGTTTGGAATAATTACTTGTGTTTATTGTTTGGGTGAAGGATGGGATTTTCCGTTATTAGATGGTGTTGTATTTGCTGAAAATATGACATCAAATATCCGTATAGTTCAATCCGCATTAAGAGCAAGTAGAAAAAACAAAAATGATACAAATAAAAAAACCAAAATCATCTTACCAATTTTGAATAGAGATGACTGGTTAGAAAATAATGAAAATCCTGATTTGAAAAAGGTAAGAGAAGTTATTTATCAAATGGGATTAGAAGATGAAACTATAACTCAAAAAATCAAGGTGTTTAGAATTGAGATTGAAAAACAAAAACCTAAACCAAAAGAAAAAGAAGAAAGAGAAATGGTTGATGAGTTTGGTGAATATGATGATGAACTAACACAAAAATTAAGATTGAAAACAATCAAAAGAACTGCACTTGCTACAACATATGAAAAAGCAAGAAAAATAATTGCTGATAAAAATATAAAAAGTAAAGAAAGTTATTACGAATTATGTGAAAGAGATAATAGATTATCCAAAGAACCTGAAATAGTATTCAAAGGACAATTTACAAACTGGATAGAATATTTAAGTATTGAACGAGTATATTATGATTTGGAAACCTGTAAAAATAAAGTAGGCGAGTATTTATTGTTATATCCTGAAATAAAAAAACATTATTTGGACTTATCAATTGTAAGTAATGAATTATGTAAAATAGATGCATTATTTCCTCCAAATGGTTTATGGGTTGAATACTACAATGTAAAGGATTTGAGAGATATAATTACTATAACAAATAAAAAAAAGAAAAGTTCAAGTGATATTCTATAATTTACTATATAAAATCATATTCATAATAATATAAATATGATGGAAGATTTTCGTAAAACAATTATTGAGTTTAATTTATGTAGAAAAATTATGAAAAATCAAACAGATATTATAAATGAATTAAATATTATATTGAAAGAACAAAATGGATATAAATATAATTCAAAAACTGATAAAATTAAAAAACATTTTCCTGCAAGTGTAAATACAAATTATAATACATATAATAATTTTTTGATTAAAGAACATAGTAAAAATAGAAGAGTATCATTTTCTTTATCATCAAAAACTATTATAGAACAGATTGATAATTTTTTATCTACCGCAACAAGACGATACAATACAATTAATATATTTAAAAATGATAATGATTTATTTGAATGTTTAATCACAAAAAACTCATATAACTTACCAATATTATCTCCATTAGATTTACGACATAATTTAATCAAATATAATAATGAAACCGATATAAAGTATAGATTTCCTTATTTTTTTGATAAAAACAACCGACCATTTTATGATGTTATTTATATCATTAAAACTGAAAATCCACATTTTTATATTGATGCAAATAATAAAACATTATGTGATACTATATTAATTTGTTGTAATATCAAAATATTTAATATATTTTTTGAATTAGATATACACAACCCATATTATCGTCATCTAACTAATAACTATCCTGAACCACTAATAAAAGAAATATATAATAACACAAATATTTAGGGAAACATTAAGGAAAAAATACTTTATTATAAAATTGAATAAAAAATTGATTTAATTTAATATAAAGAAATATTATCTTATACTATTATATATGTCTATGTCTAAACACTACACTTGCGAACTTTGTAAAAAGGAATTTAATCAAAAAATTGATTTCACCAGACACCAAAATAAGAAAGCACCTTGTATAACATTAACAGAAATGCAACAAATTAGTCAAACAAAAGAAGTAAAAACTGAATTTAAAACTAACTTATCTACAATATTTAATTATTGTTTGGATGTGTTAAGAAATAACGAACATTTAACAGGTGATAAAGCATTGAGAACATTAGCACACTTGTTAGATTTAAGATTGTTAGAACCTCAATTTGGTAATCAAATTGATATTGATACTTACGATTATGATTTTAGTTCATATGAAGATGAGATTATTGAAAAACATAAATCAAAATTATTAAGTATGGTAAGATTTAGTAATCTTGCAAAAGAAAAAGAAGAAAATATACCAAAAATTATGAAATGTTTATGGGATGAGATTTTATCGGTTCATCCTATTACTAAAAATATATTCTTGAAAGGAAAAGGTTTTGATATTCAACATCAATCCACATATAAAAAATTAATTGATAAATTATACACATTTGACTTTGAAGCAGTTGATGAAGATATTTTAGGTGAAGCATATGAAGAAGTAATCAAAGATGTTATGACTGGTAAGGTGTTGGGACAATTCTTTACACCACCAAAAGTTAAACAAATGATGATTAAACTTATTGACCCACAACTAAAAACAGACGGAACAATTGAAAAAATATTTGACCCTGCTATGGGAACAGGAGGTTTCTTAATTTCATCATTAAGACATTTATTACAACAATCAAAAACAAAAGGAATAAAAATGAACTGGGATTTTATTAGTAATGAGGGACTTGGAGGAAGAGAAGCAGAACCTGATACATACCAATTAGCAATTTCAAATATGTTGATTTCATCAGGACATATGTTTAATGTTTTGGAAAAAGGCGATAGTATTCGTAATCCAATAACAAACAAATATGATATTATTCTTGCTAATCCACCCTTTGGTATTGATGGTTTAACCTATAATGAAATTTTACATCCATTGAGAAATGAATATATGCCTATTAAATCAAATAGTGCAGTTCCATTATTCTTACAAGCAATTATTTATATGTTAAAAGTGAATGGTAGATGTGCGGTTGTATTACCAAATGGAAAAGAATTATTTAATAAAGGAAATGAATTAGTTGCTGTTAGAGAATATCTAATGAAAACTTGTGATTTGAAAGAAATATATTATTTACCACCAGTATTTACACATACAACTATATCAACTTGTGTATTTAATTTTATCAAAAAAAAGGAATGTCTTGATGTTTTGGAAACAAAAATAAAAATTTCAAAAACACAAAAAGAAACAGCAAGAGAATATAATTTTACAAAAACACACCAAACAAACAAGGTTAAATTTTACAACTATAATCCTGAAAATGAAATGAAACATTTATTAATAGAAGTTCCAATTGATAAAATTTCAAAAAATGGTTATTCATTAAATTATGCTGAATATTTGGATGATACAACCGAAACGAATTATGAAGACAATATTGTTGTAAAAACATTAGAAGAAATATGTAGTATTGATTACGGAACAAGAATTGTTAGAGGTAATAATACAGAAGGAGAATATCCTGTATTTGGAAGTGGAAGACAAATGTTTTCAACTGAAACATTTAATCGTGAAGGGTTTAATGTGTTAATTGGAAGATTTGCATTATCATTAGAATGTGTTCGTATTGTTAATCAAAAGTTATTCTTAAATGATAGTGGATTATCAGTAAAACCAAAAACAGATAATGTATTGCATAAATATATTGCTTATTATTTGTTTGAAAATCAAAATATTATATATGATTGTGCGAGAGGAACAGCACAAAAAAATTTAGATATGAATAAATTTAAAAATTTGAAAATACCAATTCCATCAATAGAACAACAAAAAGAAATAATTAAACAAATTGATGCTTTAAATGATGAAAATAAAAAATTAGAAGAGCAAATTAAAGAAAATATCAAGAAGTCAAAACAAATTATATCAGGTATGGTAGTTAAATCTATAATTGATAATGCACTTATAGATGAAGTTCAAGATGAAATAGCATCTATTGAAGAAGTGGTTATTGAACCAAAACCAAAGACCAAAATTATCAAGAAAAAGGTAAAGAAACATCTTGTTATTGTTGAAGAAGATAATGAAGTATAATTATTAACATTCATTTATTAGCACATAATTTTAGTATAAATAATTTAATTAATTATAAACATTTTTTTATTCCAAATTATTATATCATATAATATAATTATTATATAATATAATGCCTACACATAAAAGCGAAGATTATAAATTATCTGCTGTTGAATATTATTTAACAGAAGATAAATCGCAAGAAGAAGTTTGTAAAATATTCAAATGTTCTGCACGAAGTTTAATGAGATGGGTTGATAAATATAATGAAAATGGTGAAATAAAAAGGAACAACCGAAAACCTGTTGCGTATAAAGTTCATAAAGACCAAGTGAAGTTTATATTGGATGAAATAAAGAAAAATAGAACAATTACAATGCAGGATTTACTTGAAAAACTCAAAGAAAAATATCCTACATTAACATTAAGTCGTTTTCATTTGAACCGAATAGTTAATGATA